TGTTCCTCTATCTGCTGCTGAAGAAGATCAGCGTAGAAGCGTTTAAACGCGATGTTTTCGCGCTCTAATAGGGTGATTAGCGAATCAACCCAATCGCTCGTTACAGACGATTCCTGCGCTTCCTTTGGAGTGTCTTGCGTGGTTTTCTGTACGGCTTGACGGGCAATCTTGTTGATTACCTTTTTGACCTTGGGAGCAAGTCGTTTCTTGTGGTACTCAGGGTCGAGGAAGTCGTAACTTCCACCGCCGAGCCATTCTGTGACTGCGGGCGCTTCTGGTTCGACCGGAGGCGCAACTACTCCTGTTAGCGCAAGGAGTAGTGACATGGCTTATTCCCAACCGTAGACGGGTTGCCAAGTGAAGTTGATAACCTGCGACGCAGTAGCGGTACCCGCCATGAATTTTCCGACGAGTTGCACGAATTCACCCGGATTCACGAAAATGGGAGCATCGCCAAAGTCGATATTCAGAGGGCCACACTGAGGCTGTGCGCCGATGCCCGCACCTACAGCCCAAGTCATGAAGCCGAGAGACACGCGACGAGGGGCTTTAGCTGCAGCGGCTTCGGCGGTCGCCAAAGATACAGCGGTATGACCATAGGCAAGCGAGAATTGAAGCGTCGTCGCCGTGGTAGCTACTGCTGCCCCGAGGTTGATAGCATCAACAATCACGCCACGAATGACCAGACGGCGCCCTTGTACGTTGGCCGTACCTGCGGGGACTTGGTAGCTGCCCCAAATGCCATCGGTTGCAGCGGCAGCGGCAGCGGTTACAGCGCCTTGACCACCAAGACCACCTGGAAGGTTGGCCGTCAGTGCAGTGTTGGACGGAGCGGCGGCGGTCGGGTTGGTGCTGTTGGCGTAGGTCGCAAGCGAACCCATCGTGCCACCGGACAGACCTTGATACGAACCATAGACACGCTGACCAAGCACGGAAGCGGTCAAGGCAATGTTCGGCCCGCCAATGGAAATCGTGTAATCGTTCAGCTGGAACGAGATAGCCGCACTGGCAGCGCCACCAGCGATAGCATGGCGGACAGAGAACGGAAGCGACGACGACATGCACGGCTGGCCCTGACCTGCGGGGGCTTCTAGTTTGCCATACAGAACGCCGTCAATCCAGAATTCAACCTCACGTTCATGCACGGAGATGATGAACTGATACTTCTTGCTATTGACATAGGTAAAGTCAAGAACACTAGTCGTGGTTTCCGTGCCGTTTGAGTTGATGACGCCAATCAGGCCGGCAGCAGTCAGGCGGAAGTAAATACCGTCCGTAGGTGCATATGGGTTGGTCGTTGCAACACGCGCAAGACCAAAGTCAATCACCGTATTGCTGGTCGGTTGGGCAGTGAAGCCCGCTTCTACCTCGCAATAGAGATGAGCGGAACCAAGGATCGGGAATTCGGCATAGGTCGAGAACTGCGTGCCGGTAGTGGTCGTGGTGATGTTGCCGCTGTTCGTGGTCATGCCAGCAGCAGTCCAGGAGTTCGCCATCGTCGTGTTGCGATAGTTGAACTTGCCCGTATTCTGTGCGGTGTAGTTGAAAGTCTCAGTGTCGAATACAGCCTCATGCGCGACGCGAAGGCGGGAATCGTCATCAACTTCCGGCGAACGAACGTAAGGCGTGCCGGTCTTGCTGCCATCGTCGTTCTCGAAAAAGATGACCGAGCTACTGCGGTCGGAATCAATGACGACCTTAATTTCGTTGGAGGCATTAACCTCTGCTTTAGTACCGGTCAAACCTGCAATTTGGGTATCAAGTGCCATTTGTCTTCCTTATTCAGCCCAAACGAAACGAAGGGCGAAAGTTCCTTGGAGTTTCTCGGTACTACGGGCGTAGATGGTGAAACCCGTTCCTGCCGATGGAGTGCCACAGGTCAAGCCAATCAGTGCAGCGGCGTAGCGGTGATCCTGTGCCGTGTGATCTACGGTCGTGTCGTCGCCCATGATGTAGGCTTCAGCCTTTGACAGAGCGGTGATTTCCGTCTGACCTGTGACAGAAACAGAAGCCTCGTTGCTGCCGGGGAATGCGCCGAAGTCGATTTCTGCCGTTCCTTGTCCGACTGCCATTACTCAGCCCCTTGGGAAACGGGTTCTTCGACAGATTCCATTGCCCACGAACCATCAGGCTGCTTCACGGCTCTTGCGCGCTTGACCTTTGCGGTCTGCGGTGCAACGGCTTGCATGGATTGCAACGTTTGCGCGATTACCTGCTGCATCTGTGCGACCTGTGCAAGCGTTTCATTGACAGCGCCAGACGACTCAACATTAATCGCCGTCTCTGCTTCGACCTTGTTGATTTCCGCCTGTGTTGCTTGCGCTTCTAGTTCGACCTTCAGGCGGTCGGTTTCGGCCTTGTAAGCGTCGATCTCGACCTTCTTGGCGTCGATAGCGACCTTCGCTTGGTCGTTGCCTTCCTGCGCCTTGAGCGATTGCAGTTCCTGCATAAGCTGCTGAATCATCTGCTCACGTTGTTGAATCGCTTGTTCCATCTGCTGCATGGCTTGCTGAACCTGTGGCGGGATTTGCTGCTCTTCCTCGTCTTGGAGTTCAGGCGGAATGGTCTTCTTCAGACGTTCTGCGAGTTCGTCAGCCCCCGGCCAATCGAGGTTTTTCACCAACAGATCACCGGCAACCTGCATCAGTTGCGGTGCTGCCTGCAGGATTGCTTGCATACTCGCAGCGGCTTCCTGTCGCTGAGTCGAGTAAGACGGGCCTGCAGCGCATACAACGTCATACGTACCCAAGCCAAGGTCATAGATGCGCTCAACCGGGTTGCCTTGCTCGTCCTTCTCGATGACTGGCTGATTGACTTGGCGCATTTCTTCCGTGCCGTCTTCGCCAAGGATGCGGACAACTCGCGGGGTGTCGTAAATCGCGGGGATGTACTGAACGAGAATCCGGCCAGCCTGGCGGATTGCACGGGTCATGTTGTCGATGAAGTGGAAGGTGGAAACGTCTCCTTCCTTCTGGCGTGCAAGAATCGCCTTGCCGCTCGTTTCGTTCGATTTAGCGCCTAGGGAAGCGTCATAGATGCCGGTAACGCTCTTTAGATCAGACTCAGCGTTAAGCGCACCCTGCAGAACACCGGACGGAGGCGCGGCGAATCCTTGGCGCTGCGGGGCAGGAACCTGATTGCCATTGACATCGACGGGGTTGTACGTGAGATAGGCGAAGTTCTTTGTGTTGGCCTGCTTCCACTCGCCTTCGTAGCCTTCTAGCTGGCCTTCTGCGACGACAAACGGGGCTTTGGGCTGTAGTGCTACAAGTTCCGTTTCGGTCGAACGCCAGTAATTAAGCATTCGCTGAGGATCTTTGGCGAAGCGGATCAGGGAGATGAGTTCTTTCTTCCCATTAATGATTACTTCGTCGCCATAGACCGGAATGACAGGGATGTACGTTCCCGGAAGGTCGGTCTTGTCGAGTACCTTGTCGCCACCGATCTTTGCCCACTTGACGACGCGCTTGGACACTTCGCGGCTATCAAGGTCGGGGAACATCGGATCTGCGCCAGGCTCCTCAGACACGGAACCATCGGCGTGAAGATAGATCTTTACCTTCTGTGTTTCGACGTAGTAATACTCGGCAACGCGGACAACTTCCTTTGTGACCCATCCACCATCAGAACCGGAACCTTGATCCCAATCGGCAACAGTCTCTTTGCCGTACTCAGCCTCGAAAGCGTCGCGTGGCACTTCCTCCACGACAAAACAATAGTTCCAGTCGCTGCCATCCGGCTCGTTGGAGTCTGCATCCCCATAGACAGAGAGAGGGTTTGCAATGCGGCGGATAAAGATTTCCTGCTCGAAACTGTTGTCCGAGGCGTAATCCGTAACGATGCGGAAATAGCCGAACGAACCAGTCACGGCATAAAAAAATGCGTTGTCGTAAGCCTGATCCGCGTTGCTGTTGCTTTCGATATGACGCACAAGACCTTGAAGAATCTCGGCAGTCTCTGGGTCGGCGTTGTCGTCAGCGGGGCGAATCTTGATGCTAGGCCGGTTCTGACGCTGGTCGTTAGTGACCTGACGGACGAACTGCGGCAGGCGATTGACCGTCAGGCAGGGGCGTGAATCAATCTCACGACTCTTGCGAATTTCGGTCGGCCATTGTTCGCCGGAATAGAACTGAACGTCATCAATCCAGTTCTTCCGGTTTTCTGCTTCCGCCTCTACGGACTTGGCGAATCGCTTTTTTGCTTCTTCAATAAGTTTTTCGTCAGTCATTCGGAAAGGCTCCAGCTACGGGAAAGCGCGTCATCACGACGGGCGTTGTTAGCCCATCCAGCCTTGGGAGACTGGCGGGGCGTAACTCGGTGTCTTGGCTTCGACCTTCTTTGCTGCCTTGGTCAAGCCTGGGAATAGTTCTGTCAGCGCCCAAATCAGGGCGTCTGCACGGTTCGGGCTGCGTTCGCCCATGTAACCAACGGTAGAGAACGCCACTAGCTCGTCTTCTAGCTCGGGGAATTCGCCTGCGTGCCTGACCTTGCCTTGTTCGTACAGGGCAGAGATGGGTTCAGCACGAACAACCTTGCCACGAGTTGCGGAAACTGCTTTGTATGGCGTTCTTGGTCTTGCGGTTTGGATGGTGTGCTTGACCATCTCGCCGCCGTAGTTCGTCTCTCCAACGATCACATCAGCCGAGTGCCGGTCGTAAGCATCAGCAGCGACTTTGCCCCACGTTGCAGGGCCAGCCTTTACAGTGCAGTCTTCCAACAGATAAGCGTTACCATCAGTTCCAAGAGCGCACACAACAATGCCAATGGCGTCGTTATCGGCGTTATCCACATCGCCAGACCCGGAAGGATCAACCGCTACCACGACACGGACAAAATCAGGCTGCTTTCCATCCAGGCTGCGCCACTTGTCTATGTCTTCTTCGTGAAACAGTGCATTCGGGTTAGCGTCTGCAAACTCGCCCTTCAGAAAGCGTTTCTGCAGCCTGCTAGACAGGTTCTGCAGAGTCTCTAGATACCCTGCGCTGATGTTCTCGGCGTTGTCCTGCGGGTTGATCTGGAAACATGCGTAGTCTTCAGGATTGGCAAGACTCTTCTTTGTCTCAGTGTCGCGCTTCTCTACGAACATGCGATACGACCAATGCACCTTGCTAGGCGGGTTGCAGTCGTAATACATGCGAGGCTTCAGCGGCTTGTCCTGTCTGTTGCCAATGATCTGCGTGACCTGTTGCGCCAAGCGGGTTACTGCAATGTCTCTTGAGCCTTGCGGAATCTGTGAGCATTCGTTCAGGTAGATCGTGGCGAATTCCATGCCGAGTATCTTTTCTGTACGCTCTTTGTCATCCAGCCCGCCAAACCAGATTTGCGAACCGTTCTCCAGTTCTGCAAACCAATCTGTCTTGCTCAGGGTGTACTTGACGCCAGGAAAGCAAATGGACATGACCTTGGGGAAGGTGTCCATCACAATCGACGCTTTGATAGCGTTGAAGCGGAAGCGGAGGATTGCGTGTCTGCTTTGTGGAGCCTTTAGCGCACGCATGACTACATTGCGAGTCAG